AGACCTATGAAAAATACACCATTAGAAGTTCTGCGCCAAGCAGCAGAATTACAAACTAAAAAGTCGCAAGACTATCAGAACCCCAATTCTAGGATTCGTCAAGCACAGTATTATCCACGTGGTTGTTCTACTATCCTAGATATTATGCTTGGTAAGGTTCTGCGTATGCAATCAGTAATCGAAGCAATGGAAATGGATCCAGAGTACAATCAAAACTTCGAATCACTAGAAGATTCAGCAATTGATTTAATCAACTATTCCTCTTTCTTTGTTTCATATATGCGTGGTGGTATCGACGGGCAAGACCCATCACGTGACTTTTTAAATAGGCCCACGGAGAATAAAGTTGGAGATTAATCATTATGTTGGTTCTGACCTCAAGGATGGACTAAGGGGACTTCGGTCTTTCCTACTTGAGAGAGGATATGAAGTTGAAACAGAAAGGTGGCAAGGTAAAGAAAAGGGCGAGTTCCCTTCATTTCTAGAAATCCTACATGCTGACCTTATGGTTCCTATGGTTAACGATGCAAAAGAAGCTTCAGATCTTTTAAATGCAGCACAACCATGGGCAGACGTTCACTTTGATGAACGTGTATCGGGTATACCCTATAATCCACCTCCCTCACATACAATGTGGTTAAAAGATACTGAGAAATATATGAGCTCAAATGAAGCTTTTTCTCATAGCTATCCAGAAAGAATGTGGTGTGATAATACCCGTGATGGTATTCGATTTAAATGGGGTAATCTGCAAGATGCAGCTAACCTTTTAAAAGCTCAACCAAATACGCGACAATGCTATGTTCCTATGTGGTTCCCTGAAGATATCACAGCGGCAAATCAGGGTGAAAGAGTCCCGTGCACTTTTGGTTGGCACTTTATGCTAAGAGATGGTAAACTTCATTGTTCGTATCACATGCGCTCGTGCGACGTATGTCGACATTTGCACAATGATCTTTACTTTGCGAATCGTCTTACAATGTGGATGATTGAACAATCCGGTATTGATGCAGTACCTGGTATTCTTCATTTTTCTGCAACATCATTGCACTGCTTCTCTGTCGATAAATTTGCATTAACAAATATGGTGAAATAATATGTGTGGATTTATAGCTGGTAAACGTATTCGAAGCGATCTATCCGAAGCAATTGAAGATATGAAATATCGGGGTCTTCCTGGGTTTAAAGGATACTGGGATTCTGGGCCATACCAATTTGCTCATTACAGCTTACCGTTTACAAACCTAGATCCTGAGGTGGCAATTCAGCCAGTGATGTCCACAAACGGAATTCCGGTTCTTTTTGTTGGTGAAATCTTTAACTGGAGAGACATCACAAAAGAAAGCTATAAAGCAAAATCCGATGGGCAGTTTGTAGCAGAATACTATCTTGATCACGGACTACAAGGATTTCACAAGTTCGATGGGTTTTGGTCATTTGTTACTCTGAAGGAGCACGATCTAATTGGTGTAACGGATTTCCTCGGGATCAAACCTATCTATTATAGAACTGATATGGAAGTACTTGCTTCAGAAATAGATGTCCTTGCTGATTTAGCAGATGTTACAGTAAATGAATTATTCATGTCAAATACTGCAAAGTGGGGATATGATCCTACTGGTGGAACCCCTTGGAATGAAATCAAGCAAGTTCCCCCTGGTCATTACTATTTCCGTGGTGAAGTGCATCAATATTGGGATTGGGATAAAATCCAAACAGGTTCTCTTTATGAGGATCTAAAGGAATCAGTAAAGCTTAGACTTGGTGGAGAACGTGAAGTCTCTGTTCTACTCTCTGGTGGATTAGACTCTTCAATCATTTATAGACTTATCGAAGAATGTGGATATGATGTAAAGGCTATCCATGTAGAAAACCATGAGAAAGATTATGCATCACTTTTGTCGGATGACTTAATCGAGGTATCTTTAGACGAAGTCAGTGATAGGGAATCTATTATGATTCACCAAAGTCCTGTTGATCTTGGATCCGTTAAACCCCAAATTGCTATGGCAAGAAAATTAAAAGAGTTAGGTTTTCACGCAGTTATGACTGGAGATGGAGCTGATGAACTCTTTGGTGGATATCGAAGGGCAAAAGAATATGATTCACAATACTCTGATGTATTCTGTGAGTTACCTTTCTATCATTTGCCAAAATTGGATCGAACAATGATGGATTCTACTATCGAGCTTCGAGCACCATTTCTTTCCCCAAAGGTTATTCGCCATGCATTGAATACACCCTATGAGGTTAGAAATGGGGAAAAGAAAGAATTGAAAAAAGTATTTGGTCATCTAGTTCCTGCACCGATTCGAAACAGGGATAAATTACCGCTAAAAACCGATGCTATCCGTGAGGATCCTATCAAACAAAGAATGAAAAATATCCAATTATGGGAGGAGATATATTTAGATTATGTTTAGTAAGCAGTGGGATATAAGATATATGAAATTGGCAGAAGAAGTTGCCAAATGGTCGAAAGACCCCTCATCTCAAATTGGTGTAGTCGCTATTGGTTCTAAAGGACAAGTTTTATCCCAAGGATACAACGGATTTCCAAGGGGTATACACGACCATATAGATAGGTATACCAATAGAGAAATTAAATACGACTTTATTGTTCATGCAGAAATGAACTGCATCTATAATGCCTCGTTCAACGGGGTATCACTAAAAGGCTCTACAATATATGTTTATGGTTTGCCTGTTTGTAATGAATGTGCAAAGGGAATTATACAGGTAGGAGCAAGTAGAGTTGTTACAAATAAATCAAATCACCCAGATGAAAGATGGTATGAACCTTGTAGGAAAGCTGAGGAAATGCTTTTAGAGGCAGGGGTAACCTACGATTATTTGGGGGGTTTACAAACACATTAAATTGTGGTATAATATGATAATAATTACAGGAGAAAAAATTGCCAAGTATTGATTTAAGACCTAGACCTAATAGGAATCCTAGGGATAAAAGACCACCCAGGCCTTTACCCTTTGATGTTGCCTTAAGGAAGTTTAGAAAAGCCGTTGAAAGGGCTGGGATCATACAAGATCTAAAAAAGAAAGAATTCTACGAAAAGCCGACCGCTAAAAGGCGTAGAAAAAAACAAGAGGCTGTTGCAAGATGGAAAAAACAAGAAAGATCCCTTGCAAGAGATATGAGTACAAGTAAGAGGAGAAAATACTAATGTCAGTAATGGATAAACTTAAAAAGAATTCCAAGATTAAGTCTACGGAAATTCTATCGGAGTCTTCTCTCTTTTCAGAGAAAGATGTAGTAACAACAAGTGTACCAATGATCAACGTTGCATTATCTGGTGATATTGATGGTGGACTAACATCAGGTTTAACTGTTCTGGCAGGACCTTCTAAACACTTTAAAACTTCATTTGCACTTCTAATGGGTGCATCATATATGAAAGCCCATGAAGATTCAGTAATGCTATTTTATGATTCTGAGTTTGGTTCACCCCAATCTTATTTTGAATCATTTGGTATCGATACCTCAAGAGTATTACATACTCCAATTACAGACGTTGAACAACTTAAGTTCGACCTAGTAAGCCAATTAGACAATATTGAACGAGGTGACAAGGTCATTGTTGTTATTGATTCTATTGGTAACCTTGCATCGAAGAAAGAATTGGAAGATGCATTAAATGAAAAATCAGTGGCTGATATGTCACGTGCTAAAGCGTTGAAGGGTCTATTCCGAATGGTCACTCCTTATCTTACAATGAAGAATATTCCCTTACTCGCTGTAAATCATACATATCAGGAAATGGGATTATTTCCAAAAGCTATCGTATCAGGCGGTACAGGTATCTACTACTCAGCCGATAACATTTGGATTATAGGAAGACAACAGGAAAAGAAAGGTGCAGAAATTACAGGATATAACTTCGTCATTAATGTTGAAAAATCAAGGTTTGTTAAAGAAAAGTCAAAAGTTCCTATCAGTGTTTCTTGGGAAGGTGGCATACAGCCTTACTCTGGTTTGTTGGATGTTGCTCTTGCTGGTGGGTACGTTACTAAGCCTTCTATGGGCTGGTATGCTAGAGTTGATCACGCAACTGGAGAAATTATCGAACCAAAAGTAAGAGAGAAAGATACACTTACAAAAGAATTCTGGGATCCTATCTTTAAGGAATCAGACTTTAAAAAATTCGTTAAGTCTTATTATCAGATCGGACATAAACCTCTATTAGATGTAAAATTAGATTTACAAGAGGAAGAAAATAGTGTATAATGTAACCGAAGACGAATACTCCTTTGTTGAGAATGCTAACTCAGATTTTTACGGGGTCAAATTTAAAAATGATTCCCCATACAGAGGAGTGATGGTTGTATATGGAACTGTTTCTGTCAAAGAGTCAATTGAATTGGATATGGCAACACTTTCATTTACATACAACCTTTTAGACTCTGGTGCTTTTGATCCAGAGGATCTGAATAAGTCTGATGATTTTAAGAATTATCTTGGAGATGTTCTGAAACACATTGTCCAGGATTCAGTGAATGAATATAAAGGAAATATAATTGGAAATAACGAATCAACTACCAACCCATATACTGAATCATCTTCTGAATAATGAAGAGTTCTGTAGAAGGGTAATACCTTATTTAGAAAAAACTTACTTTGAAGGAGAACATAAGGTTGTATTTGATCTGATAGTTCAATTTGTTGCGAAGAATAATAAACTCCCAACGTCTAAGGTTTTAGAATTAGAACTATCAAAGGTATCTGCACCCGATAATGTTTTAACAAATGCTGCTACACTTATTCGTGAAATTCAAAGACGATCCGACATTGACACCGATTATCTTATCTCGGAATCTGAAAAATGGTGTCGTGAAAGAGCTGTTTATAATGCGATCATGGATTCCATACAGATTATTGATGGAAAGGACAATGAACGTACAGAAGGCTCTATCCCAGACATTCTATCAAAGGCATTAGGTGTTTCATTCGACCAAGCAATTGGTCATGACTATATTGATAACTCTACAGATCGTTTTGACTTTTATAATACGGAAGAACAAAGAATCCCATTTGATCTAGACTACTTTAATAAGATTACAAAAGGTGGATTACCAAACAAAACCCTTAACATCGCCCTTGCGGGTACGGGTGTGGGTAAATCCCTGTTCATGTGTCACTGTGCAGCAAATGCTCTAGAACAAGGCAAGAATGTTTTATACATCACAATGGAAATGGCAGAAGAAAGAATCGCAGAGCGTATCGATGCAAATCTAATGGACTTACCTATTCAACAATTAGAAACATTACCTAAAAATGTGTTTAATTCTAAAATTGAAAAGATTGCAAAAGGTGCAATTGGTAAATTAATTATAAAAGAATATCCAACAGGTGCTGCTCACACTGGGCATTTCAGGGCACTTCTTAATGAATTGAAGTTAAAAAAGAACTTCCGTCCTGATATCATCTATGTTGATTATTTAAATATTTGTGCATCTAGTCGAATGCGTGGACTAGGTGGTAGCATAAATAGTTATTCATATGTCAAAGCCATCGCGGAAGAACTACGTGGCTTGGCAGTTGAATTTAATGTCCCTGTTGTGAGTGCAACACAAACAACCAGGTCCGGCTATAGTAACACTGACGTTGGACTTGAGGACACTTCGGAATCATTTGGTTTACCGGCAACGGCGGATCTAATGTTTGCTCTGATATCTACAGAGGAACTTGATGATCTTGGTCAAATGCTAGTAAAGCAATTGAAAAATCGTTACAACGATCCAACCAAATACAAACGATTTGTGATTGGTGTAGATCGTTCCCGCATGAAACTATATGATGTTGAGGAATCTGCTCAGCAGGATTTAATGTCCGACTCAGCGATTCCAGATAAACCGATAAATACTTTCGGTGACAGGGATTCAAAAGATCCCTATGCCGAATTCAAAATATAAAGGAGAAATATATGGAAATCTTAAATACAGCCAGAGACTGGTTATTCGACAGACTAGGAGAAAGAACATCTCTTGATGGACTTGGCCTGATTGCAATCTGTGGATCCGTGATTCTATTTGGTGGAATCGCTAAACTTCTAGCATGGTGTGGCCTTGCTTGGGGTATCTTTACTTTGGTGAAAAAAGAAGTCTAATATATGTTTAAAGTGAAACTTATATCATATTCTCGACCAGCTGAGGAAACAAATCTTAACGACGACCTTCTTCAGCTGGTCGCTTATTGTGCAAGGGTATCAAATCCCGGCAATCAGGATAATGAAAAGACGGCTGAGAAGCTTGTAAAATATCTAATCAAAAACAAACACTGGTCACCTCTTGAAATGGTATCAGCATGCTTGGAGATTGAAACAACAAGAGACATTGCTAGGCAGATCCTTAGACATAGATCTTTTTCATTCCAAGAATTCTCACAAAGATATGCCGATCCGACCAAGGACCTAGAGTTTGTTACAAGAGAAGCTCGACTTCAGGATAATAAAAATCGACAAAACTCAATTGATATCCCTCAAGAGGATTCAATCAATTATGTTTGGGAATCTTATCAAGAAGTTATTATCGAAAGATGTAAGAAAGCATATGAATGGGCAATTGAAGCTGGTATTGCAAAGGAACAAGCAAGAGCAGTTTTACCCGAAGGGTTAACAATGTCCAGAATGTACGTCAACGGAACTTTACGTTCTTGGATACATTACATTGAGCTTCGAAGAGAAAACGGGACTCAAAAAGAGCATATGGAAATCGCTAAGGCCTGCGCCGACGTCATATATCAGCTCTTCCCGGTCGACGACGTAGTCTAAAAAACCATTTTTTTATAACAAAATATCATTTTACAGTCTATTGTAGTTTTGATATAATGACCCTATAAATTAAAAAGATATGCGCTCGTAGCTCAGCTGGATAGAGCAATGGCCTTCTAAGCCATCGGTCAGAGGTTCGAATCCTCTCGAGCGTGCCAATTCGCCTCGGTGGTGAAATAGGTAGACACAAGGGACTTAAAATCCCTCGACCTTAACGGTCATGCCAGTTCGAGTCTGGCTCGAGGCACCAATTAAAAGGATATAGAAATGAAAGACCGAATTGATTTAGAAAATGAAATGCACCAATGTAATTCTGTGGTGTATGATCTAGAAATGGTGTATGAGAACATCTTAGACAACCCTAAATTTCCAATGCCACCCGAAACGGCTGATCGTGTAGCAAATATTCTTCTTGGTTTAAAAGAACTCTATGAGATGCGATTTGATCGATTACATGATACCTTTGCCCAGGCATTTCGACTAAACCAGTATCATTCTAAAGAATTCAGCGAGGATTGTCGAGGTCCAGATGTAGTTAAGAAAGAGGGACTGTAGCTCAACGGTGAGAGCATCCGTCTTATAAGCGGGAGGTAGATGGTTCAACTCCATCCAGTCCTACCAAATTAGGAGAAGCAATGAGTAAGTACATAGTGAAAGTTGAAGAAGATCCAGATACCGGAGAACTAATTCTACCTATTCCTGATGAACTGTTAGCAGAGATGGGCTGGAGCGAAGGTGAAGAGCTCGAATGGGAAGAAACCTTAATATGTGAAGAAACCGGAGAATATCCTGGTTACACTTTAAGGAAGAAAGAGGTGAATGATGAAAGCAGAACTTGAAATTGATGTGTATGCTGATGTAGAGCCTGAAGGCATTATACGAGCATTGTATTTAGGTCAAGCATGTGAACCTAACTTTGAAGGTGTAGAAAGTTGGGAAGAAATTGTTGAACGCAATATTGGATACTATCTTG